GGAATAATAACACCAGTTTTACTATTGTGCAAGCACTTTATTCATTATTATCTATTAGCGCACCGGAGTCTTGCCGCTCCCTGTGGGCAGTTTTTGACAATTTCCTTGGCATCGGCCAGCAGCTCATCAGCATTTGCTCTTGATATATTAATATAAATCGTCTGATCGTGTTGGGATAGCAGCCAAGGGATAGTTTCTTCACATTTTCCACAATTGTCGCATAGGCTGGCTACTATCCATAGTTTCCACATTATGGCTCCCTTACTCCTGTCATTTCTTTGCCTCAATCATATAGTCTATCAACTTGTCCAATTTATCATTCGTGGTTTTTATGTCAACTCGCACCGCATCACCCAACCGATTGAGTGCATTTACAATACCGTCAAGTTCTCTTCTGCCTTCATTGTGACGTTCATTGTTGAGTAATCCGCAACTATGCATCAGCCTGTCACAGTCAGCAGTAGTCCTTTTTGCCTCTTCTCTTTCAAGTTTCGTTACCCGGTAATCGTTTCTTCCGTACAACACAATAACGACAAGAGTTGCTATCCCTTCCCAATGCTCCACTGCTTTTGCTGATACAAGTTTCACGAATGTATCTATCACTGTAAAGTTTCCTTAGACGGCAGGGTTATCCGTTGACCTGTGCGTCAACTTCTTTCTCATCAAACTTAGCCTCTGGGGATCTGGCCTTGTTTACGAGAATACCAAGGATCATAACCAATGTAGTCTTTCCTGCGCTAACAAGATCCTCAAATCCCTCAAACGAGACACCAACCGCTATCAGAAGCAGGGACATAAGAGTTGCACCAGTTAGAAATATTGTCCTATCACCATGCAAATCCCAGAACCTAAAAAACCACTGTTTCATTTCTCACCTCTAGTGTAGACTTTATCGGGTTTTTGCTCCCTGCCATCACGTTCCGGCCTGCTCACAATCCTTTTAATTAAGTTCCCAACATTCAACCACAATTCAACGCGCTGCGTCGTTTTGTCTGCCTGTACGTTTGCGCTGAATAGGTCTTTTAGCCAGGTCATTGAGTGATCGTGCAGCCTGGGCAACTTCCGCCTGTTAGTGGTGCTACTGCGACTGGCTCTTCCTCTCCATAAATCTCTGCAGGCATCTCATTGCCCAGGTACTCCCAGATATAAGATGTCAAGGTAATTGGAGTTGCCCCGTCAAGTTGATTTCCTGTTGCCGCAAATCCTCTGGCTCCTGATATGCTATGAGCTGAATAAGTAGCGTAATCTGCCTTAATTAAATCTTCATTCGGAAACGGCCAGAGCGGTTCGCTCGTCAACGTGTCGTACCCAGTTTCACCATACAGTGTCCCGGACGTGCCATGCTTGTAAAGTATCTCCGCCCCGATCCGTCCACCACTTGACCCAGCCGTGTATAATGAGCAGTTTGCTGACTCGATGCGGGGGAGGTATTTTAGGCAATTTGTCAGTGGATTGATATTTGTTATGTTGTGCGCCCCGGCTGTTGGCGTATGTTCTAATCCGCCGTAGTTGGCCCCGTTATTATAAAAGGAGATATAATCGTTAGTTACCCATTCAGCCAAACCATAATCAGCCGCACCTGTAATAATAGAGTCGGTCACAGTTGTTGAACCACCGCTAACTCCATACTTAACGCCAGTCCCCTGGGCAATCGGCCAACCACTGTCGTAATTTCCTATAATCTGCCCAATTGTCATCTTGTTGATGCTTATTGTTGGCGCACTATATCCATAATAATCAGCAGTACCCCATCCACCGTTAGAATCCCAAATGATGCTATTCTCAATGGTTCTATTGCCACTGGGCTTGTCATGCATTCCTGCAAAATTGGTCCTTATGTTCAGAATTATACTACTTGTAATTTTACCAGTTTTCAATACAGCCGCGTTATTCTCGTCCCACCACGCACCGTACATAGTCTGTGGTGTTCCGACAGCGCCGGAATCAATAGCAATACAATTCTGGAACAAAGTATTAGATGAATCATAGTTAGTGAAACAAGCCTGTTGCGATCTACCATCACCTCCGCCGTCATCGTTCCAATCGTGCCTGGAAACACAACGGCGCATGACCACATAGGATGATTCATATGCCAAAAATTTATACCTACCTCCACCCCAAACCCAGCACTCCTCTATAAGAATATGATGAGAGCCAGACATCGTTGCAAATACATAGTTGGTGCCAACCTCCCCTTGACCATATGCGGCAATCCTGAACAGTTTAATATAGCTACCGTAAATTTCGACGACACCGTTTGTATCCCCCAGAGCCGGATTTCCTCGAATTTTTAAACCATCAAACTCTATATGATGATCATCACCGCCTGTACGCAGCCCGCAACTATCCCACGCAGTTGCTGAACTCATGTCAATCACGGCACCACCTGTATTCTCGGCATGAATTTTAGTGTACGCCCCGGAAGTGCCGGATGGAGCTGTAAGGATCTGCTGATTTACATAATTACCGTTTCCAATTATTAGAGTATCGCCCGCGCCGGTAGTCAATAATGCAATGCCCTGAGCGATGGTTGCCTTTGGCGCGGCCTTTGACAGCCCGCTATTCCCACTGGCCCCGGTTGACCACCCGGAAGGAGAACCGTTCCCAGAATTGCAGGATGATGCAGAACCGCATACATAGTAAGTTGCAGCATTAGACTGAGTCGTTGATAATATCAATAATATTAGAGCTATAGTATATTTCATTCATCCGTCCAATCATCGAATGTTGCGTTTATCATCGTTCCGTCAGCATAGCCGACTAATCCAGGTAAACCGGTTGTATATGGAGCGGTAGAATCGGCGTAGCTTCCTTCCGATCCGCCATCGACAGAGCAGTAAACTGTTACCGTACCGCCCGTCCCAGAAGCTCGTACTCTCATCGTGTGGTCTGCTGATTGCGCCCAGGTGCCTCCGGTTATTGCTTGGGCTACCCAATTCCCGTCTTTCTGAACATCAACAATAGTCCAGTTCCCACCGCTTGCACCAGAAAAAATACAGCTATACCCAAGAGATGTACCGTTCATTCTAACGGCGGCATAGCTGGTCGTTTGATCACCTGATCGCCCACCCTTATAGACAGCCTGAGAAATATCAGATGTACTAATATTGTATCTGGCCCCTGCGGTGTCGTATGATCCTACCGGCCTTACGGTGTTTGAGTAAAGCTCAAAACCGGCTACAGTATATGTACTGTTAGCGTTAACCCAATTACTATCATGAGTTGCCAGCAATGTATCATCTGTTCCGGTAAACGAATCACTATTCCCGGTACTTAATGCCGCCATCGTGATACTGTGGGTGGTGCTGGAACTATTGGCATTGCCAAGTGTGTCAGCACATCGTGTGTATCTGGTAGCCGTGGCCTCACAAGCTAGATTGCCAATTGAAGTGGTATGCACTGATGCGCCTTGGCCGGTGCTGTAAGTATTTGCCATCAGCTCGTAAGTGGTGTCTGAAGTATCCCATTTGCAATTCGCGGCTTCGTCAGTAGTGACTCCGATGGTTACGGCTGTCGGGTCTTCCGGACATGATACGTTCGCAGAAGGTAAAGCCGCGCTAATTGTCGGTGCCGTGGTATCGGCTACTGGTCGCAACCTTACGATTACGCTAGATCCTGCCGGAGTGTTCGTGCCATTCGTCGCCCCGGTCATGGTATACGTCGGTACATCTGAACTGGTTCCAGTCCCTGAGGCAAAATCCGCAACAACTAATGAAGAATCGTTTCCTTGAGACTCTACAGAATCCACACGCTCAGTCATCGAGCCAAACGTATAACCGGTTGCGGTCATCGCTTGGGAACTGAACGATGCCGCAAGATCAGAGTTGTTGGCACTAGCCACGACTGCCCAATCGCCAGCCGCAAAACCTGGATCGTCTGCCCCGGTTGCACTCCATGAAGTCGTTGACCCGTGGGAGTATGCCCCGTTCGTGCAGACCGGAGTAATCTCATAACCGGATGTTGGTCGATACGCGACGATAGCACCCCGGCTGGAGTTGGCAGATGTGATTGTTACTGTTTGGGTCCCTGATTCATTGCCAATTGCTTTTTTCCAGAAAACTGTTGAATAAACCGTCCCTGAGTCAGCCGCCGCTGTACTCGCCCCACCCGAACCCTGGCAATTACTTGAAAGCGTCCATCCTGTCGGAGTAGACGGTGAGTTTGTCGGGTATTTGTTTTCAACAGCGAGAACGAGTAAGTCTCCGGCCTGGATTGACGATGGTATTCCAGGTGTGATTGCTGCCGGAGTTGCACCTCCAGCTACTGTGCCAGTTGAGACATATGTAATCTCCGGTCCACCAGCAACAACCGGAGCCTGCCCAACCGTAACAGTCCTGGCCCATGCAACAGAGCACATCAGGACCAATAATATCGCAATTAAGTATCTCATATTAGTTGACATCTCCGTTATAGTAACCACACACGCTGACCGATACCCAACCTGGATCGTCGGTATCGTCGAAGTCTAGCCAGATTATACTTCCGGTTGTTATAGTTCCAGCGGTAATCGTGGCATCAGAAGCATAAAATAGGCCGGTTCCGTCAGTGGTTATTGAAACCGCATCAACGGTTGCATTAGTTCCGCCAGTGTTCGTGGTTGTCTCAATGTTTATATCGGTGTTGTCAGCCGCACTTTGAGCAGTCCATGATGTGACAACAAAACTCATTCCGCTGTTGTTCTGCCACATCCGAAAAGCATCACGAGTTGCATCAGCCAGATCGTTCGGACTGACAACTGTTGCATCATAGCATTCAAGTTTTCTGGCTACAGCTACTTGGTTGGTGCCGTCATGGATTCTCAGCCAATCACCATTTGCATCCCAACCCATCTTTCCTTCTGCCGCTACGTCTGGGTCATTTGCTTGATAGTTACCAATAGGAAGGTTGAAGTTCCAACCTGTTGCAGAACTGGTTATTTTATTCTCCTGTCCATTCTCACCATTAATCACCCCACCGGCTGCAAGGTAAATATCAGACCACTCAAGAGCGGCGGTACCTATGGTTGCACCATCTGCTGTTGTCGGAGCTATAGAGGTTACAAAAGTTGGGGCAGTGTTGAACACCGAGTAACCTGTTCCAACCTCGTCAGTCAGGATTGTGGATAATTCAGAGCTGGTATCAATATCAGTGGTTGCCATTCCACCCGCCCCACCGTCATCATCAACATCTTTCCAAGTGTTTGTTGCCACACATGAATATAGTTGCCCGTTCGTGTCAGCATCGGTGTCAATGAATAAAGCCCCGGCGGTGCATGTTCCAGGGAGAGATGTTCCTGAATTTACCAGAGCATTTGTAAGGTTGAGAGATGAAGGTGTTCCTGCTGCTCCATTAAACAATACTGGTGCACCAGCCGACCCCGTGTTAATTGCAAGCGCCGTAGCGATTCCTGTACCCCAACCAGTAACCCCGGCTATTGGAAGCCCTGTGGCGTTAGTAAGAGTTCCCCCTGAAGGAGTTCCAAGAGCACCACCAGAATATAGAATCGTTGCAGCCGCATCAGGAAGAGCATAAGCCCTAGCCGTTGTCGGGCCAGTAAATGATACCTGACCTGCTAACGGGCCTATAGCTATTGTGTTTTCCGTTCCGTTTGTATTTGCTTTCCATACCCCTCCATCAGGGTACAATTCATAACTTGTTGCGGTAGGTGTTCTGGTAGTGTTGTTGTTCAAGAGAAGACCATATGTGCCATCTGAACCAGTGGGGAGTTTTGCACCAAGTTCCTGCAAAACTGTCTCGGCATTGGTTCCAGTGAAATAGTTTCCAGCATCGGAAATTCCAAGTTTTGTACCAGTTAAAGAACCGTCTGCCAGGTCGTCAAGGTCAGCATCATAAGCTTGAGTGTTCGTACCAATAAGCAGGTTAAGGCTTGTTGGAGTCTGGGCCGCTGGCATAGCGTGCTTATGATCTCGCCTTGCCGCAGTCATTGCCGAACCAACAGCCGCTGAATCACCGAATGCCTGTGACTCAGGAGATGTAGTGTCAAACAGTGCAGCGTTTTTATATCCCGTTTCCGCATTATCAATGGCAAGAATATTTCTAAGTCCGGCGGCAGGAGCGGTAGCCATCATCAGCCAGCCATGTTTACTGGTGCTCGCATCATTGGTTGCCACCGCTGAAGTTGAAATGGTTGCATCTGTCGGAGCCGCTATAATCTCAGTGTCCCTCGCTATTGCGCTCGGAATGTCAGCGTCAACCAAGCTCCTGAAAGTAGGTGCGGCTGCTGCTCCGGTAGTCGGGCCAGCGAAAACTATGTTGGCATTTTGGTTATCAAGTGAGATCGTCTGAGTAGACAAACCAAGAAGATTATTGCCAAGATCGGTCGAAAGTGTAACCTCAGTGTGGCCAGAACCAGCCTCGTCACGAACCTCTTGGATTGCAGCCTGTACATCTGTTGCCGCTATTGAACCATTAGGAGTAAAAACAACCTCGCTTGCCGTCTGGTCGTCGGTCCCTGTTCCGTCCGCTAAACTCGATGGAGCAGTATATCCTAATTGCCCGGTAGTGTGATCTATTACAGTTAGCAAAGCACCATCAGCCGTTGCCTGTGCAGCAGGAGCCTTGAAAGAAAATGTTTCTGCGGGAGTTGCTGCGGGGGTCAACCCGAAAGCATAGGGATTGACATTTGAATAAAGCGTCAATGCACCCTGTTGAGAACTTGCTACACCCGACTTCAATCCGCCTGATCCTGTTGCAATTATTTCAGGAGCAGATAAAGTTCCTGTAAATGTTGGACTTGCAATCGGAGCAAATAAAGTCGCAAAATAAGTGCCAACTTGGGTATATGTAGCCTTCTTTGATGAACCAGTGGCATGGTCCGTTGTATCACTAACGTCAACACTCATAAGAAGATCGCCGCTTGCTATTGCTTCCGTCTGTGCGGTAAGGTCAGTAACTCGCTTATCTGCCCCATAAGCAGAACCGCAAACGGCAACAAGGGCAACCACTAAAAATAGTTTTTTCATATCATTTCCTCAAAAGATTAATATATCCCCGTCTTGGGTTAATACCCCGTCACCGTCTTGGAATACTATTTGCGAAACAAGCGTCGCAGGATCAACTTTGGCTATTATCGTAAAAGGACAAGCAACAATACCTATTGTCACGCCACCGTCAGTCTGTTCAGGTGATTCAAGGTCAGTTGTATAAACATCAGGAGAGTCGTCTTTAACCAGAAGAATATCGTTATTATGCGCTGTTCCTGCATCGACTGTAAATGCACCACCATTAAGTGAGTAGGAAGATGACCCTATCACTGCTATTGCAGTGTTACTGGCAAGAATCAGCTTAACTGGTCTACTTGTGTATTCTGTAAGCGGTTCAGCATTTACTATTGTCCACCTTACCGAGAAATCACCTGGGGCACGTTTCGGTATTCCTGCGTTACCGCCGCTCATCAGTCCTAATCCTAAGTTAAACATATCGCTCCTATTGTATCGTCACGCCTGAAAAGCCCATACCGACATTAGAGCCTGCCGGTCGATTCCGAACCTCGTAAACCCCGACATGCAAGACATCGTTATACCTGACAGCGGTATGATGCGTCTGAACATACATCCAGTTGTCGCCGTTAGTAGTAAATTCAGTTATAACAGTCCTGGGGAGTCCATAAAAATATTGAATCCCCTCTGCCGTGGTGTAAAGTTCAAGCTGATCTGTCGATGCGCTTACATCAGCAACGACTATATAAGTTTTACCATCACCAATACTGCCTATACGTTGCCTGATAGCAGCCGGTGGCCATGCTACACCCGCGGTAAGTTTAGCCCCACCACCGGAAATTGCTGTTACTCCTGAGTAGGGTAAATCCCATCCGGTTAAGGTTGCACCAGCCCAGGTTAAAGTCGGATTGGTTAAGAGGTTACCGCCTACCACATTTGACGGTAAAGTTGCGCTATGGCAAAAACTGTCATAGTAAGAGTGTCCTGCTCCAACACAAGTCTCATCAGTCTCACACAACCAGTAATGGTTAGCGTCACACACTTGATCCACTACTGCTTCATCAACGGAAAAACTTATCAAAGAACTAGTTGTGTTTGCCAGCCCCTCATCGTCGATGCAGCGCACATAATAATTATAACTTGATCCATCAGTCAGTCCGGTAAGACCATAAGTGTAAGTGCCAAGTGATCCTGTCATGGTAATGGACATCGAAGCGTAGGCAACGTCAGTAGTATTTGCCTTGCATCCTGCCACACTACCTTCTGCGTCGGTCGCATCGACTGTCAGTGTCGCCGTGGTTGTTCCTGATGCCAGCAGGCTTGTTGGGCCTAGATTGGTTCGAGAAGGCGGAGTATTGCCGGTTACACTATCACTGTACAAGTCCCACATAGCCAAACCCCAATTACTCCCATATGCGGTACTGTTTCCTGATGCTTCAAGCGGAACAGTAAAACCGTTAGGATCGGCACTACCTCGGGTAATCGCTGCCAAGCGGGATATGTAATCAAAGTATGCCTGGTTATTCCACTGGCTCCTTGCCCCCATCAGGATAGTTGCAGTTGCCGCACCATAATATGTCGAACTGGAAAGAAACCGATAAGGATCTGGTGTCCATGCGGCATTACTCTTCGCCCGATTGGTAAAATCGTGATGAAACCATTCAGGCATCCCGATCATAGCAGAAGTATAGTTATAATCTGGTAAATACTGAGCAGTACCTGTGGCAGTTACTGAGACATCTTCACTGCGAACATAAGACGTATAATCCTCGTCAAACACATAAGCATCACTAGGGAGCACACCCCAGGTTGCAGTCATGTATTGTCCGGTTCTCTGAATAAATGATTTAAAAGCCGTAATGTTCATAACATTGGCGGCAAATAGAACCGGGAATTTTCTACCGACTGTATGTGCGGGAGATATATCAAACAATCTCCTGTTACGAGTTACCATGCTGTATGTGTCAATACCCATCTGAATAAGCCCAACTGTCAGCGGCTTTTTCTGTGCGTTTGTAAGATTAGTATTCACCAGCAGGGCGGCGTTGCCTATGTCTACGCTTATCTCTCCACCATAATCCCGCATGTTATTGTGAGGATGAATCGACCGGCCAGGAGGGCCAGCGTAGTGATCTATCCACGGCCTTGCGAAGAGTTCCTCAACCGCACTTAAACTAGGTGCACCACTGGCAGGTGTTACGTCAGCTAATTGGTCGTAGTCAATGTTGGCCGAATTGTATACTGTCCTTGTCGTGTCACAGATACCAGGTCGAAAGGAGTCTGCGCCGTAGGCAGGGGCAGCAGATAAAACGGTCAAGATCGCCGCCTCATCTATCATTGTATAGTTTTTTTCTCCATCATAAACTACCCCGTAATAAGGATATATCGTGGTGCTTATCAGCATATCGCCGGCAACTAACGAAATACTCGAACTGCCTACGTTTAAAGTTGCATCATATGCTGCTTTGTTGGTGTCAGTGCCATTGTCAAAGTACCCTTGTTTCTTGAGAGCAGGGTTAGGGTTTTTCATCGAGCCGCCAAGAGCATAGGAACTTGTCTCGGTGATACTTGTGACAGTCAAACCAGATGGAGCCACAACGTACCAGTCGCCAGTGACGAATTGACCGACTGTGTAATCAGCGTTGAAATTCCAGGTAATTGAATCCTTGGTTACTGACGTTGCAGCACCAGCAATCGACGGAACAATGAGGCACAATGCCAGGATTATTCTAAACATAGACCGATCTCATAGTTTGCAATGATTCCTTCACTGTCATAGGCACTACCTGTCTTATTTGTATCATATGCATATAAATAACGGTAGCTTGCCGATTCTATGGCATCTCTTGTCACGCTGCCAATTAGTGTTCCTGTGTGTGACCCGCTATAAACATCAAGGGTGTATCGTCCGTACGTTCCTTCTGCTGAGTCATAGCTAAAAGTCAGGAAGTAATTTGTCCCTTCGGTTATTGCAACACCTGACGAGTAACTGACCGTTCCGCCGTTGTTTGTCACAATCCTGAAAACAGTGTTTGTGGTTGATCTGTAATTTTCAACTGCCACAAAGTTTGAAGTATTGCCGTAAACTTCAGCGGTCGAATTAATCAGAATTGGGCTATAATCCCGACCATACTCTTCAGAATTGGTGGTCGATTTTGTCCATTCAAACTTCATGGTAAAATCGCCGTTGAAATGTCCTGCCGTGAAATCCTTCCTTACATATGCGGTATTGTTTCCAGCTCCTTCATAAACTATTGCGCCAGACGTTACGGTTATCTGCGAATAAGCGTCCTGCTCCGTATAAGTGGTAAAATCCTGCGCGGTCAGGGTACAGGTTGTAGGGCCGGACGGACCAATAAACTTTTCAGGAGAATTTGCACCTATCCCGTAGCAATCACTAGCGTGTAAAAGTGCTGCTAATATCAGAAGATGGACTATCATTCTTCAATCCTCTGTCTGGCAAGATAAGCGTTTTTTAGTGCTGTTGGTGCAGTTGCAGGATTGATAACACCCTGGGCCACCATCCATTTCAGAACAACGTACATCTCTAGGCTCAATGCTCTGGCCGTGTCTTCGTCATTCTCAGTCGTGGTTTTATCAACGACGGTGTAAGTCCGGTTTATATCGTTTCCTACTTTCTCCCAGACAATGGCACCGAACTTTTGTGTTGCTGTTAATTCTGGGATTGTGTCGGTGACTTTGAAATATCCCCTTGCATTAGCTATTGCAGGAGTTTTAACCGGAAAACCTGATATCTTGATATATCCCCGCGCATCACTTTGACACTCAAGGCCCTGTGTTCCATCCCACTGACACCACTGGCTCGCATTTGCACTTGCAGCAAGCAGGATAAAAGCCATCAAAAAATATAATATCTTCATTATTCCGCCCATGTTCCAAAGGTTGATACATACCAGTCATCAGCGTTGTAGGCTGTATAGCAAATCTTATCACCAGTAGCCCCACTTGACTTTAACGATGTTGCGGCTGTGCCTCTTGCTCCCTCATAAACGATATAATCGCCGGAAGCTGGTAGCAGTTGAATAATCGCAGCAACACCTTGACCAGCCTCAACGCATCCAGTTAAACCGTCAGCAGCAGCAGGCAAGGTATAAACTCCTGCCCCGGTTGCCAAGACTGAGCCACCATGATATTCTTCCCAGGTAAGCGTGTGAGCGTCAGCATCGGTTGCTGTGGTTATCGGTGCGGATATTGGATCGTCGGAAGAAATAGGCACATCAAACTTAAATGTCTGCTCCGATCCATCCATCCACATATAGCGATCAAAAACACCAGACGCACTCCGATATTTATTGTAAAACAACACATCACTTTCAACACTACCGGCTGTTTCCGTGGTAGCATTAGCTCCGATGGTCGCAATTGTTTGATCTGCATCCAAACTACCTGAGTCTTTAAAAGAAGCGGTAGGTGTTGCTGTGGCAGGCATGGTAACTGAGCCAGGAGCCAAGTCCTCGCCGTCAAGCTGAGTGGCAAGGTCGGATCCGGGGAGGGATTGAACAAGCTCAGTGAAACTTAGCGAGTCGTCCCATCCTGTTACACCAAGCGATATGGGTACTCCTGCGCCAGGATAAACCATTGAGTCAGGCGCAGCAGCAAAACTAAACGTACCGTCCCCGTCGTCATAAAGTACATACCCTGCCGTACCATCTCCACCGACGTCGGTTAATGCATCTAACTCACTCGCCCCTGAACCAGCTTCATCACGAACCTCTTGAATTGCAGCTTGAACGTCAGTTGCGGCAATACTCCCGTTTGGGGTAAAAACTACCTCTGAGGCTGTCTGGTCATCACCACCAGTACCAACTATCCCAGATAGGTCAACTTCGACATAAGACGCATCTTTTAATGTGGCCCGGAGAGTGCTACCGGATGGTATAGTAAGGGAAGTTAGTTTGTTACCGTCCAGTTCAGCATCATTTGCATTGAGGATAGTCGCCCAATCAGAGGCATAAACACCAACCCCTGTGGTAACTGGTTCAATCTCTGCAAAGCAGCTAGTGTATCCGAAAATTGCTATGATAAAAAGCCAAACCATTTTCATTGTGTGCTCCTGATTCTATTCACCATCATAACCACCTTATGAATACACAATTGTTGATGCTGGATTATCTGTAAAAACCTCTATCTCTTCAAAAGATGTAGATTGAGCAACAGGCATAAACATAATATATTTTACTGTCGTACTGTTTACCCAAACCCGTATTTCTCCTGTTGTTATATTGGCAGGAGCCATAAATCCGTACCCAGATTGCCATGTGTAAGACGGTAGATAAAAGTCTTCTCCCCTTGGAACATTATCTCCTGCTGCATTAAAAACCATATTTTTTGAGGCATCAAGGAAGATAAACCTTGCTCGCATTGCTGATGCACGAGGGAAGACAGAAACAACAGAAGAACCGTTAAGTGCTATAAGTAAGCCAACTAAAGATAATGTTGAGCTATATGTCACAGTGTAGCCACCATTTTCCTTTGTCCAAAGTGCGGCAGAACCACCAGAAAGGCCAGTGTTGTAAGTAAAAGTAGGAGACGCTGAACCTGTACCTACATTAACACTAACAAAAGGAGTTAGCAAGTTACTTGACGTGTTGACAGTAAGGTCAGACAGTCTAAATAATGGTACTTGATTGAAATCTTTAGCAGAATATGGTGTCTGTGTAGCAAGTGTTATATCTGTTGCATCTGCCGTAAATGTGGTTGTCACAAGAGAAGATGCTACGCCATCTATTTTAGGATCAAATAAACCGCTAACGACATCGCTGTATATAACAGACCTTCCGGTTGTTATACTTTCGTTTCTTGGTCTAACAATAGTCCAACCTGTTCCACCTGAACAATACAAACCTATGCACCTGGAAAGTTCAAACGATGGATACAAAAGAATGTTCCTGTTGTGCGAATTGTTGTTATTAGAAACGCTATAAATATAGTAGAAATCAAGTCCCGTATTGTTTGCGGTATCTGCTCTTACAAAAGGTTGATTAAATGTGTTTTCGTTCCACCATGCAGTTCCGTCCAAAGATATATTAACTGCTCTTTTGCAGTTGTTTATGAACTTTATATTAAAATTGTTCCATGCACAAAACTCGTCGGTAGGATATGTGAAATCAAGAGCGATATAAAATCCAACAATAGATTTAACTGTTATTATGCTTGAATATATAGAACCGAACTTTACACCAACACTTGTGTCCGTAGTCCACACACTCGCAGTACATTTTGCTACTCTGAACACCAGCTCAACAGCGGTGAATGTCGTTGTAAGTTCTATTGCCGGTTCGTTGCCAAAATCAGCACATATTGTACCATCCATAAGTATGTCAACCGATACTGGAATTTCTATAGTATCAGTGGTTCTGTATTTACCTGGTGCAAGATAAAATCTATCTTCCGCAATAAGAGAACCAGCATAGTTATTTAATGCAGTGGTGTTATCTGTCCCACTCGTACTTACTCCTGTACTGTCACCCTTTGCACCAAACATTTGAGCGGTTAAATATGCTAATGGTCCTTTTATAACAGGTTCGTCAAACCATTGAGTATCCATATCACCGGAAAGAGCACAGTTCAACGTCAGGTCATTACCATCTAATACGATTGTGCCACCACGAGTCTTTTCTAATGTAATATTCTCAGGCACTACACAATCAAGAAGAAGGACTACTTCTGAATCAATTATTAATGTCCTTTCTAGTATTCCTATCCCTGATACAGCATCATTTAAGTTGTTGTCGTATTGTGATATAGATACTTTCCCGTTAAATGCTGTTTCTGGTGTTTCTACCGTTGCAGAAGATAAAGAGTCTGGGAAATAATATTGTTCAACACCTGTAGACGATAAGACCTTTAGAGAATATGAGTTGTCAGTCGTTATAATCCCGGTAGAACCGTTATAAATTGGCATACCACCGAAACCTGTTCTTACTGGTTGCGGTATTGGAACATAGTTACCATCTTCCTGAAGAAAGTATACCTGGACCTGGTTTCCTACTATTTCAGGGTCAGTGTCAGGTTCGCCAACGTATATTTGTGCATTTGATAATGACCGTGATGACTCGTTCTGAGGGAAATATGCTGCTCCAAGCGTTATTTTAATCATTGTATTTTCTCTTTTATTTTGGCTTCTATTGAAGGTTCGTTGCTGTAAGAGACACCTTTGCCTATTATACTTGATGTACCGCTTGTTGCTGGTAAAAACTTCCCGTACAATCTTAAAAATTCAGCAGATATTCTTGGAGAACTTGCGGCGAGAACAGGCCAAAGTTTAGGGCTGAGATATACCAGCGTCCCGCTTCCAACCAGGGCCGGTCCTGATCCGGCTAGACCCCTTGGTGTAAGTTGGTTCATTGCGTACCCTGCTATCTCACCTGAAAGATCAACGTCTTTATTTTCAAGGGCTTTAACCAAGTCTCTTCTTAATTCAAAATTATCCCTCATTGAAGACATAAGACGACGTAGTGTTTGATCTGCTGTTATTCTCCCTGTCATTCCCTGCTTGCGAAGCATTAAACCTGATTCTATATCTTTTATCAAACTGGTAGCTTCTGAATAACCCTTAGTCATTTCCTCATACTTTGGAACATTCGCCTTTAATTCGTCAGACAGTGAATTTTTAAGTTTAACCAAGAAAGATTCTTGTGGTGTTCCTATTTTTACCTGTCCTGCATACTGGCTTAACCTTTTTTTCAACACATCCATACCAGAAGCGCTGAAATCATCCCACCTTGCAAGGTCTTTTAGTGCTTTTGCCATAACAGGTTGACTTTCTACTAGGGTACTGTTTGAAAAATCAAAGTCTACTATTTTCCCGTTTTTTATTATCGGTGATATGTCATAATTGTTTTTGTCAATTAGTTTCATTAACTTACTGGAAAAATTATTTGCTACTGTTTTCTGTATTGTCGGGTCTAACTTAATCTTGTTTAATTTTTCCATGTATGCAGCGCTTCTGATATCTTTTAACGATTCAAGCGCTTTGGATGCGTGTGAGGCTATTTCCGGTCCGGTTATCTCACCACGCAGTGCCTTGTCAAATGAGGTCTTGGTTGCCAGTGGATTAAACGACATTCCTGTTTTTGCCCCGCTTGCAACAGCTTCGTCAATCGCTCCTGTTCCTGCTCCTGTTAATTTACCAAGTATATTTTTAACACCAGAGCCAATCGCCCCAACAGTTTTTGACAATACTTTACCTACAACACTGCCTCCCATTTCCATTGCTGCCCCGGTAGCCACATCCTTACCAGTTTTTATAGCTGACTCCTGAAATGTTTCAGGCTCGTCGTATATTTTATCAGCAATACCCTTTCCAGCGGCGTAACCAAGTCCTGCTCCGGCAACTGTTCCTTGTGGCCCTATTCCTGTTCCTATAGTTCCACCACCCAACATGCCCCCAAACTCTAGTATAGGTCGGACGTTGTTTTCACCGAAAATCTTCGCAAGTATCCCTTCTTCCTCTGGACTTACGGTTAATGGAGATGGTTTTTGTTGATCGTCAACTTTAAAACCTTGTGGTATGTCTTCTTCATTTGCTTGGTCAAAGTGACCCCTTTTTTTTAACTCATTGTAAGCCTCTAACTGTTCTTTACTGAGGTTTCCTTTTTGTAGCCGTTCAATAGTTCTTGACTGAATATCTAATGGCTGTGGTTCAATAACATCACTGTCGTCAAGTGTGAATCCTTGAGGCAATTCATCAGACATTACATTTTCTCCCACTTACCACCAGTATATATTACCTTCTCACCGTTTGGTCCTGTTGCCGTTTGTCCTTCTTTGTATTTTGTACTTGGTGGTTTAGATGCATTTTGCTGTCCTAATTTTGCTCTAACGACCAAGTCTATAGCTTTTATTTTGGCTTCTCTTGCTTCTGGCAAATCCTTTCTTGTCGGGACCATTTTCATCAATAATTCTTGGTCTTTATCAGTAAAAATACCCTCTCCTGCTGATCTGAACATTTGTTTAAGAACCGGAGCCATAACCGCAACTGCTCCTTCTGCTATTTGTTGGTTAGTTGTAATAGAAGGGATAAGCCCAACAAATGGCCCTGTTGTAGTTCCTCCAAGAGATGTGGATAGGTTTTCCATTGCGCCATTATATACGTTCCACGCCTTATCATTCCCTTTCTTTTCTGTCTTATTGGTTGCAATATATGCGGCTTCACTTTTAGCTGTGTCTATTGCTGCTTGTAACCCAGGCTCTTGTTGAGTTTTTGCTTGAAGTTCTGCTGTGGTTCTAGCCTGTGTTACGTTGCCCTCAATTCCTGGCCTCATTTGTCCTTCAACGCCTAACTGCGCTGATGTCTCTGCCGCCCTGATTACAGGGTTATATCTCAAGTCTGTTTCTTTTTCTGTTGTCCGTTTTGCTGATGTTGTTGCTAGAACCTCATCAACTTGAGCACGTTTGAAACGTAAACCAGCTTCCTGTAACTCTCTTGGTGTAGGTTCTCTACCTTCTTCCTGTCTTATCCTCTGTGCTTCATATTCTACAAATGTGCCAAGATCGGTACTACTGCCAGAGTTTTCACCGTAAGAGTATTTATATGCCTTGTATTCTTCTGGTGCGCTGAAAGCTAACATGTTTTCTGCCCACTTCTTGCCGTGGTCAGGTGAAGCAAGAGCCTTTTGCAGTGACTGTACAGCAAGTTTAGGATCTTCATTATTCTGTTTCAATATTTCAGCATATGCGGCAATAGAACTAACAGGGTCAGCGTTTTCCATCAGGACGTTTTTTGCAAGGTCAACGACCTTCTGTTTAACAAGTTCGTTCTTTGTTCCCAACACCTTCCCGGTAACATTAGCCATTTCTGGATATGCTATCATAAACTCTGCAATCTTACCTGGATCGCCTGACTTGATTACTTCAGGTGCGAGTTTTTGCATATCCATGATGCGTTTTTGTTGCCGACCACCCTCTAATACTTGAGTAAGCCGGTTCCCAACATCCATCCCGCCAAGTGGTTTTATATAGAATTGATTTTCCATTAGAATAAGCTCGCTATACCGTCATATAGGTCAGTGCCAATATCTTTTATGCCCTGGTATCCACCAAGCCCTTGATAGATAGATCCTGCAAGACCTAGCATGTTGCCCATACCATCTTGTTGTGCTTGTTGTGAGGCAACTTGGCCTTGAGCAAGAGAAGACCCCATGTTGCTATAAGATTGAGCGACATTAGCGTTTGCAGCAGGATTATAACCTGCGAGTGTTTGCAATCCACCTAACTGCTGATTGTATGCCCCGCTTAATGCCTGGTTTTGTAATTGAACGTTGTAGTCATACAGGTTTTCATTGACGTTTCCTGACCTCAAACCACCAGTAGCACCAGCATTTCTAAGTATTGACTGTTCCCCAGAATGTAGGCCGCTCATCATTGATTTATAATATGGTGACTGTTGTGCGCTGTTTATAAGCCCCTGCTGTGTGCCAACACCTCCAGGCAACCCATACACACCACCCAATCGTTGAATAGCCTCCCCACCCATTTGAGATGGTATAGCCTCTCGCTGTTTCAGGTAGTTAAGTGCCTGCTGTTGGTATCCTGCTTGCGTGTTTGCCGCACTTGTTGACGCATTTGCAGCAGAATCACCGTTTATGCTGTTCCATATTTCATCCCACGTTGACATATCGCCACCTTGTGCTCTTATTGCTGTGTTATATGCTAAAAGTATCTCGGCTGGTGTTTTACCCATTGCAAGTGCTGTCTTGACAACACCTTCACCACTGTTGTTTGTACCTTGCATTTCTTTTTCAAGACCAAGAGCCATCCCTAATTCATGGCTAAATGATAAGTCCATTGTTCGTTCTGCAAGATATCCAGTAACGCCAGTAATCTTTGATAGTGTCCCCAATCCTGGAAGTGCGGCATTAGCCAAAAGTCCAAATATTGTCTTTCCTATCGCTTTACCTGCTTTCATTGCAGGACTACCAAACTTTGCTAATGTTGGTTCGACAATATTACTGAATATTTCTAACTGTCTGGAAACTGGTAACGATGCAAGATGCGATGAGGTTGTCGAATTAGCATCATAACCTAATGACTTGGTGTTCGTTCCAAAACTTGATATAAGCCCAGAAAGTGACGGAATATCAGGCATCCCAAACGGTTCTGCGTTAAGTGAACCAAACCCACTGTAACCTCCACCGTCATTCCCAGAATCAGAACCAATACCAGATTCATTCCCGCCGATTCCTTCAGGTGATCCACCATCTTTATCGCTGCCGAAGCTCATATTGTCTCCATCCAGCCAGTAATGGTGCAGATTATCTGAGCGTTAGTTTCGCCGATTACAGATATTTTAACATCTGTTTTTTCTGGACATTTTATTGGTGCACCACCGTTCTTTACAACGTTTCCGTCAACCACCATTGCTTCAAACTTGTTGTAAAATAAAAGTCCGTCTGTATTAACAACACCTTCAGGATTAACAGAAGTATGCAAGGTAATTCTCTCTGTTTTACCAGCCGATGAATAAGCCGACGTAAATATTACATCTTGTATATAAACAGTGTATCCAAGAGGGACGGTAAAAACAGAACTTCGATTTGTTGTATGGCCTATGGCAATATATCCGTAAACAGTAGCGGCACCACCAACCAACCTGACGCTTATATTGCCTGCTGTCTTGCCACCACTTCCAGCCGTTGCAACATAGAGCATGTTAAGCCTGAATAGGTCGGTAGGCCCAGCAACAGCGGTTGTCCCGTTAAGATTGAATGTGTGCTTTTTAAGTGTGTAAGTGTCGTCCAGGTATCCCATAACGACAGTCCTTGCCCCTGTACCTGTGGATGCGACATCGTTAGCGCTTGAACTAACTATTTCAACTGCTATCTCAGCAGCAGGAAAGACGTATTGTGTGCCAAGCGTCCACACTGTAGTCTCCGCTGCCGTAGATGCTGGATGATAACTTACTTTTTCAAATAAGGTGTGGTTGGCAATGTCACCCTCTGCAACAGCCTGTAGATAACTTCTGGTTACAATTGAACCTTCATCAATAAGTAATCCTGTTATACTGACAGGTTGCTCATCTGTCAGGTTGGCTTTTAATGCTAACTCTTCAAGGATTAACACTTGATTGTCTGCTGTTGCCCCACCCTCAGATACAGAAGTATTGGTGACCTCTACCGGCTGAACATCGCTAAGTTTTGCCTGACGTTTTATTGCGTTGAGTATTTCATCATACTGCAATGTGTTATATACGTTATCTTTTTCAAGCATATGATATCTTCATCCCTGAGAAAGACATTCTGGATTTGGTTTTTCCCCTGAACCTGAAACCTACCCAATTAGATATGTAACCAAGTCTTAAAGCTATAAATCGGTTATTGTATTCGTCATTTGAACCGTAAAGGCTCCATGATTCATGGCTGTACGTTGTGCCATCAGTTGTAATGGAAAAAGCAACTGTCGCATCGTTTACGGAGTTTCTGCCGGGTATTGTGTTCATCTCCATGATGTCAATAGACTTCCCCCCCATATAAACGAAAGGGCTATCAAGTATGAATTCCTGCTCAACACCTGATTGAGAGAACAAAGAGTAATCAAGATATTTTAATTCATACCCATATTTATCACCGTAGACAAATTTAGATATCCTGGCATCGTATATTCCGTTTATGGCAAGGTAATTTCCTTCACCAGTTCGTAGCTCAGTCCATGCGTAATCATATCCAACCTTGGCCGCAAGAGTCTCATTGAAACATAGTGTATGCTGTGGTAGATGAACTATGACGAAGGTGGTGTCTCGTTCTTTCCTTGCCTCTATCCGTACATTTACAAGGTCGTCTTCGGTATATTGCGATATTATAGAATCAATCTCTTTTGTTGACACCTTAACGGAATTGCCAATAGAAATAACATGTATCCCAAGTTGTTCGTTTTTCCTCCCACCAAGGATATAGAAAAATCCCTCAACTTCACATTTAGCATGTGTTGAAACAATGCCTATTTTCTGCGCTCTCGATGACATCCGTTGAAAAGCAAAGTTAGGAGTAGCAATGTCCTCAAAGTATTCAATACTGTACCGTCCAAATACTATGGCCTTGTCGTCTTGAGTTTTAGCAACTGCAATACTTTGATCTGGCATAAATTCAGCAGTGCCAAAAGAAAGAGGTACAATGCTTGATTCATCGGCTATATCAGTGTGGAATATGTATTCTCCGTCAACAAAGAAGTAATATCCGTCTATCCACACCCCATCAAAAGGACTTCCAAGGTCGGTATCGGTTATTTCAATCAAACCATCAGCGATAGAATAGAGGAAAACGCGACCATCTGTTACAATAGCCTGGGTATTAAAGCTGTACGGCATTGATACTTGTTTTTCTCCCGGGATTTCTCCAAGGTCAACTATTGAACCATATTTGTTTACTGATATGAGTTTGTTTCCTGATACCCTGAAGTGTAAACCCATCCGCTCATTATAAACAGCGCCACGATCAGGACCAACAGACACGCCAAATGTTGTCAACCCTGGATAGCAGATAAGATATCCTTTTGCTCCTAGTATCTCTTTCTGCACAGCATACATATTCACCGGCAAAGAGTCTTTATACTCGGTATCAAGCCCTATTGAATCGCCTTTTATGATGTTGACAAAGGCTTCCATTATGTCATTTCTAACCCGTCAACCATGAGCAGTCCGTCAACCATTTCAAGGCCAACAACGTCCTCAAGTTCATCATAATCAAGTGGCTCGGTCTGTACGTAGCCATATGGATAATTACCAGAGCCTACAGGTTGCCGTGAAGGATATGGAACAACCGGAACAGAAGCAGTTTGTGAGTATAAATAAGACAGTCCACCCCTTGCTTCAAGAACCAGCATTGTCGGTGGTTCTTTGCCGTAGTCGTTGAGTAGTTTCAGTGCAAGGTTTGAAGCAAACGCATCATGGTATTTTGTTTTCAATCCTGTCTCTGATGCTGCGTCCGGCTCATCTTCTGTCAAATATCCGACATAGATACGGTTTGAGATAAAGACCTCGGCCATTTGCTCAAGTCTACGCAAAGCAAGTTCATTCTCTCTTGGTCCTGGTGTTATAGTTAAACCAGATAACCTTATCTTGCTATGTGCATCTGCAATTATATCAGATTTTAGGTTTGACATTGCGTTTCCTCTTCACTGGTTCCTGATACAATTTTACAGGATCATTTACCCAACCTTCTTCCAACTTGATAAACAGTTCTTCCACTTCAAATAAACCACGTTCGCACAGGATACCTTTCTCTTTGTGCGTTTCACCTTCTCTATACAGTACGATTGACATTTCACTAAACGGGGCAGGTTATTGGCCTACCCCGTTGTTTAGTTTAGTAAGATACAGCTACACCGCAATTGCTTGGATCTGCCACCGTGATACCGTACCATGTAAATAATCGATACCTGAATGTAAGATCCTCGATATTGCCGTCGTAGACAACATACATGGTCAAGCCGTTGCTCATAGTCTCGCTGATAACCTTGAATCCAGAAAGTTCTTTGAACATCGTTGCAGGGAGCATTCCACCAGTGATGGTGATGGCATTTTTATCCCAAAAAAGGTTAGTCTTTTCTGATGCACCAGTGTTAAGGCGTACCATGATTGCGCCAACATCAATCTGAGTATTAACGTTTGCATACGCTAGCTCAGTTGCGGTAAGTCCAGCGTCGTCAGCGGCTATTGGTTTAGGATACACAGTCACTGAAGTGCTGCCTGGCTTGGTGATGATAGTGAAAATCATCGGTTGTCCGGTGTTAGTCTTATCAGCCTTACCAAGTGCATAAACCGGAACAGAAGAGTTGGTAAAGTATACCTTATCGCCGACGTTATACGAGGTAGACGCTGTAACAGCTACCGTTGCCGTGCGATAGTCGATGTTAGTAACAACGCCAGTTGTGGTATTAACTGACCCTGCCTGTGGTTTGCAGGAAAGTTTTGCAGTTACATCGGTTCCAGGACTTGCACCACCAACTATGTTGGGCAGGAAAGAGCCAGTGTACAGATCAAAATCAGCAACACTTGAACCGATCATGCCAGTTTTCCAGGTTCCTTCAGGACGACCAGCAAGGTTTTCCCTCGATGCCAAATCTTTTGAATACTTGAGTTGAGTACGGTCGTTAAGCATGAAATACCTGCCGGTGTTTGGCAGTTGCCGTTCGTTCATCATTGCCTGTGCTTCGGCGATAAAGTCATAACCGCTGGTCACATTTGACCGATAAAACAAACTACCCTGGGTCGCTATTGCGGCCGCAAGTTTCTTTTGCAGTTCAAGTGCCTGACGTTTACCTGAAACCTTTCCTCGTTCGTTCCAGAAAGACATATCACGAGAATCAAAGATGTCCTGTTGTACCCAATCGTTCTGGAGAGTACCCATTAGTCGGGGATAAGTCTCTTTAATGATATTAGTCTCGGTTGTACTTCCGAGGTCCGTTCCCTCGATAATAGGAGCGTGTTGTGCTACCGTTTCCCAAATAACATCGCCTGCACGGGTCATCATGGTTGGGTCAGGAGCTTTAAAGTTTACCATATTGAGCATATCGGTCTGCTGCTCGTATGTTTCTAAGGTGTTCTCAAAAAGGATTTCTACAATTTTACCAGTTGCGTTAACCATTTTCCATTACCATTTGGTTGTGTCGATGCCCGATTTCTTTGCCTGTCTGCGAAGAGAGAACCTTTTTTGCGGGTCCTTCTCCTTATCATAAGATGATTTCAGTTTGCTTGTTGCCACTGAGCCACCATCTCCTTTCAGTCCAGGTGTTGGTTTAGGCGCTCGACTTGTTTTGTTTTGTTTTGCATTCAATGTACCAGTTAGTGATCCAAGATAAAAAGCTGCTTTCATTCCAAGAGGATCTTCACGAAGTTTCTCTTTAAATGTCGAAAGATACGTTTTATTAAGACCAACAGCAAACATGGTCATCTCAGAACCTTCACCGACAATATCTAAAAATTGGTCAAATGCACGCTTGCCAGGTACAAGTTCTTCGATGGCATTGCGTACATTGTCGGTTGCTTTTTCATATACTTCCGGCTTTATCGAGTTCTTTGTGACGAACGTGTTTGCTCTTTCGATGTGGTCGTCAACAGCTTTGGTTATCCTGTTAATAAGCTGCTCTTGCGTCTTTCCTACCTGTTCCTCTTTCCTTGTTGCATTAAGTAATGCGTTTACCTTGGCATTCTCATAGTCATCAAATGCTTTTTCATACTGTTCATCAGTGTCGAAGTCTTCAGGTTTTGGCCTTTTAATATCCACCTTTACCGTGTTTTTCGCGGCCAGTTCTGCCTTCAACCTTTCAATTTCTGCCTGGCTCTCGGATAACTTACCCTTGAGCTTTTGTTTCATCTTAATGTGCCACGGCTCTACCGTATCGGCTTCATCTGACTCTTCCCAGAAAGGTTTTTCCTGCTCTTCTTCATCACCTTCTGCAAGTTCAAATTCTACATTTTCGTCTACGGTTTCTTCCTTTACTTCTTCTTTTGCTTCTTCCAAATCTTCCGCCGCTGCATCATTATATTCTCTGCTCATACTCTCCACCTTTTACCCGGTGTGGGCATCCCGGTTTAACTCCGGTAAGTGTTCGGTTTGTTGGCTGTCCGATCAGCACCTGGTTACTTGCCAACCAGTAGGCTATCCAAGCATGGCAAGAAGTTCTTCGTTTGTCATGTCTTTTGGTTGTTTAAGTTGTATTATCTTTGCTTGATTGTCGATCTTCTTACCAAAACTGTCAATTCGTTTGTTCTCAATGGTTGCGCCAGCTTCCTGCGCTTTAATCTGGGTGTTCATCCGCTCTGTTTGTGCTCTAAATACGTCAACCTGGTTAGTTGCCTGGTCAACCTTAAACTCAAGTTGCGCTTGCATTACTTCGCGCTTCTCTTTCATCATTGCAGCCTGACCTTTCATCAACTCGCCCTGAGCAAGTATCATCTCTGCACTTGGTTCTTTAGGTTGCTGCTGTGCTGCCTGGAGCATTGCCTTTTCTTCTTCAGTGTCAGGTTCTTTAATTCCTTTTAGAATTAATTGCTTGTTGCTGTATTCTCTTACATCGTCAAAGTCTATGCCATCAGTCAATCTTAATGCTTTAAGCAGCATTATTTCACGAAGCGGATTACCAGGCTCGATAGCCGTTATCATGCTGTCAAGTCGGGCCAAAGTTTGTTCTTTTTTGCTTGTGTACGTTGAGGTAATTGTCGAATACACCTCGAACTCTATGTTAGAAAGGTCGTTTAACGTTGTTATCTCACCAGTGACAGGATCGACAACTTGCTCCATTATCTCAACAGTTTTGCGTGTCCCATCAGGTAAGACTATCTTTTCTTTTCTTGGAGTATCGTAAACATCTGCCGCCATGCTTGCCCATATAACACCGTCACGCCGTTTTGCGTGTTTAAGGTGTTCTTGATATATCATCGACTGCATATCAAGCCTTGCTTGCATTGCCAGCACAGCCTTACCTGATGTGTCGGGATCGGCTATATCTTGCGGTAGCCCCGGATTGGCTACGTCCTCAACCGATTCCCTACTCAGTTGGATTGACGCAATAAGGGCTTGCGGTATGTTCTGTTCGGGTGATACGGATATGGCACCAAGCGGCAACTCCGTGCCATTAATGTCAAATCTATTTTGAAGTGTATAAGGATAATTGTTGTCGGCCCCTGCCGTCTGATACATTGATTCAAAACCGGAAATCTGTTCAGGATAGTAGACAGGTTTTGGCCTTGGTGATGTTGATACAATGTCTGCTAGATATGAAAGTTGAAAGTTCCTTAATCGTTGTGGATCTTTTGCCAGTTTGACAATTCCCTCGTAATGTTCCTCACCGTCTACAAAAGCACGTTCCCCATATGCAGGTACAACAGGGATATTATCACCGGCAACTACTGAATGATGGATGATTTCTTTACCGCTGCAAATATAGCAAGTAACCTGCCACCGTTCTACCTCTTTTTCTGATTCAACGGTAAACCCTATATCAAGCATTTCCTCCATGACATCTTCAAGTTCTGACTCACGTAGTAACATGGTCTGGCCTAAAGGGTTCGCCATTGTGAGGATGTTTTCTTTGATCTTCTCCCGGTGGTAAAACTTGCCAATATATATTTCCTTGCCAGAACCTAAAAACCACCTGAATGTATTGCTAGTTTCTGGTGATTTAAAATCAACTGCTTTGAGTGGGTCAGCCGCCTCTCCTGTCAAATCTTTGACTAATTTCTCGTAACCATCCTCAGAAAATGGATAAATCAGCGACACATAATCTGCATCAGACTTGTCCAGTAGCTTTGAATTAGGATCCCAAAAAACAGTATTGTTGGCCTCGTAAATCGGCCTACGTTTTATTATTTGCTTATTGTCACCAATGCGGCTGGTCTTGTATTCTGTGTGAAGTTCCCACGCACCAACACCACACACGACAGCCTCTTGGATACCGTTAGAATACGATTCAATGGACGTATTGTGTGTATCGTCTTTCCTGTATAATCCGTCTGCAAGGTCGGCAGCATCTTCCCTGTCGTCGTCAAGCGGTTCAAAGTCAACCTGTACCGGATTCTGCGCCAGGTCTGCAAGAATACCACGTCCAGCCTTTCGCAGAATATTAAATTCACCACGATACATTAAAGGTGATTCTGATAACAGGTCGTCATCCCACTGTGTCAGCCAATAAAAAACGAGGTCTTCCGTTGCCCTTTCACGGGTGGTTTGACCTCGATTATAAGCCTTGTCGTGCAGCTCTAATATTTCTTCTATGTCCAGCATAGTTTTTATCTAACCATGTACTGCTAGTGTTATGCCGTTTCGGTCACATAGCTAAAACAGACATCAAAATGCGTAACAGTTGCAAAGTTGCTTCCTGTTTTTGCAATAGTAATTGCAGTGTTGGCGTCGTTGGCAATGAAGGACGCACCATTTGCAAGTATTGTGGTGCCTGTAATACCAGGACGGAGGAAACAATCGTCAGTCAATTGTGCAGTTGCAAAAGAAACAAGGCTAGCAGCACTTGTCTGAGTACCAACAATAATAACAGCCGTACCAGTTGCCGCAGATCCACCTTGAGCTGCAATAGTACAATCAACCATCCGGTATTTTTGACCAGCAGAAGCGGCGAGAATAGTAGCACCTGCATTTACCTCTGCAACTGTAAAGCGAGTTCTAATGCTTCTTACAAGATAGTTGTCGTTGTTTGAATTGATCGCATCAACCATAGATTGCAGGTCGGCTTTCTTTGATGTTGACCAATGCGCCCAGGAGCTACCAGGACTAGGAATAGTGGATTTCGACATTGTTCTCTCCGTTAGCCGTAAAAGGCTACGATATTAGTTGCATCAGTTCCGGTATCCATTACCCTCCTGACCCAACATGGTAGGACTTCACCTTCATAACAATTAGCAAACAATACTGAGGCACCGCGATAATTTATTACAGTTACATCACCAGCGCCACCAATACGCAGTGATCGAGCCGGGGGGGACAGATCGACCGTGTCATGAGGTGTGACTACTGCGTAATGGCGTGCCGGGTTTGATCCGACCTCAGAATACATTGTTTCGCTTTCGTTTGGAAGTACTGTATCACTCATCTTAACGCCCTCATTGGTTTAGGCATTACAACTTGATTGGTTACTATATGTGGTTGACGCATTGTCATCATTACTGAATCAGCCAGGTTAGGAGATGCAAATTTAAACTTGCTCTTCATCTCTTCCTTGGTGTACATTTCAAATTTACCATTTGCGTTCGGTTTTATGGGCATTCTACATAACTCTGCTCTTAACTTTGACAACATTTTGACACTGCTGTCAATAGAAATCATTTTGTCAGGGTCAATATATTGACTTTTTTCTACTGCAAGGTATGTATTGTACACTCTTTTCCTTAATTCATGGTAGTATTGTGCTCTTTTATTCCTGACAGAATCTTTTATTTTCTTCTGGTTGATAATAGGCGCTTTCTCGGCTGGTTCAAATATAGCCTCTGGGAAATCAGGTGATTCAGATCCTTTAAACATACTAATTCTGGTATGTTTTCCATCAAACACTATTGATACTTGCCTGGTCAATCCAACTCCCATCCCGTCACAATCCCATGTGAAGGCATCAACACCTTGATTTATTGCCAATCCAGTAGCCCAATCACAACCCTCGTTTATATTGCCAGTTGTTTTTTCTTCTAACGACAGTAACACCGATCCGTGACGCATTGCATACCCTTTGTTATCAGGTCCGGTGTCTGATGGATCGTGAGATGCTATCTTTGCCCCTGTTGGCTCAAAACCTAGTCTCTTGTGTGCATCGACACAAGTATCAAACCATTCTGCAAGTATAAGGCTATCTTCGACAGCATCATTAAATGCACCTTCCCATATCCAATCATACTTTGCACGAGACAGGTTCTCAAAATCCCACCGTCTCAAACGTTCCTGGTCCTCGTTCCACCAAGGATTGTCCCGCCAGTTTACCCATTGGATAAGGTGTAATTCGTCTTCATAATTTCCTGTTGTGGTTAATTGGTCAAGATATGGAGTTATAAGACGTTTTGATATAGGATCTTCAGAAGACCACGGATTGAGTGAAAACCAGCACTCGCAACCTGGATTACGTAGGATTGTTGGAAGGAGTAAATCTATTGAATCTTGGCTTGCTTTCTGTGCTTCTTCAAACCATGAGTATTTGTAATCTTGAGCTGATTGTATTGAGGAAGGATTTCTTGCGGCACCAACATATTTTGTACATGCACCATTAGGGGCGATTACTGTATTCTTTTGGATATCCCATCCGGTCAACTGCAATCGTTTTTCAACAGAACCAACAAAGACACGGTGGACTGAATCTGAAAGAGACTCCTGAAACTCACGTAAGCAATAGATGTCAGCACGTTCTGTGTCCATCTTGAACGTTAGCATGTCACCTATACCCAAAGACTTCCCGCTTCCCCTGCCGCCTATTGCGGCCTTGATCGGTTTAGGTTTTAGCAGGAAGTCTTGGAGTTTTTCGTTTACTCTTAGATTAATCAAATAGTCACTGCATTTAACCTTTTTGTTAATTCAACACCGACAACAGTTTGGTGGCAATAACTATCGACTTGACCTAACAATCTCGTTGCCATCAGATGAAACAAAAGTTACCTTGTATTCGTTCTGTGTTTTTATCGGTCCACCCCCAGGCCCAGACTGTTCGATAGTCTGAACGTCACGCCAGCCGAAGTTGCATTTAAGGTTGAATATAGATCCTGTTGAAGCGTTTGCCTGTAATCTTTCCTCAAGGTACGCCTCAACCCTGGCTTTGTATTTCTTTATAATGTGTGAAAACTCAGGCTTCTTTGCGTAGTCGTAAAGTGCATGTCTGTCACAATCTAGGAACACAGAAAGGCCGACAATACCTGGATGTTTATCATTTTCCTCACAATACTCGAAGTACATTTCACATTGAGCAGCAAGGTCAAGGCAGTTGTTCCAGTGAGGCGGTCTTCCTGTTCTAAATTCTACCGGCATATTTCTTCTCAATTTTAGCAACAGAGCACACTAAAATACCTAATGATACTATTGATATAAGTATAACACAAAACAGCGTCATTACTGACCAGTGTTTCAGCGCAGTGCCAATTAACACTCCTATAAGTACATAACTTATCCCGTTCATATCCAACCAAAAAGGAAGTCGAAAAACTCAATAATTAAAAGTATTACCTGATCCATATTATACCTCATTATTTTTTATTTGACAAGTTACTCATTTTCGGTATTTCAGAGTATTGTCGTTGTTTCTGGTGAATAGCATTTACAGTTAAGACCGTACCGTTTGCTATACTCGCGGGCGTAACATTTGCCATTTTGTTTGTCGAACTTGGCATCTACCATCTTCCTACCGTTTTTACCTGGTATTAGCTGAGACAAGGAGCAGACGTTTCCTTGACACAGTTCTTTGCATTGTATCTGGTTCATTTTCCCTCCCAATTAAACCGTGCCCTGGCCGCTTCATGGGTTGCCCTCCACGCCAGGGCTTTCGACTCCGCTTGCTTTGCATCAACATCTACTGTTTTACGGTCTACCGGGTTTTAACCGGTCTTGTCATGGCTGCCTCCATTTGGCTAGATTATAGGAAATCTCCAATAACAAAAACATGCAATTTGCCGGTCGTTATCCGGTTGTCACTGACTTAGCCCGTTTGTCCGAGGACAGTGACGGGCGATTAAATATACACATTAAACTTTGGTTTATAGTCAGTTAATATCTTGCAGACTGCCTAGCAATTTCGACAAGATATTGTGCGAAGTCTTCTGGTGTGTGATTCGCTTCTTTTTTTGATAATGTTGGTTTATTTCTTGCCTTGCCTCTTTGATCTTGAAAACCGACTTGGTGAGAACCAGATTTTCTTTCCCATTTCCCTGATATCGGATTACCGAAGCAGTACAACCATGTTGCTTTGTTTGCCCTATGACCGTATGCAGACTGCCATATTTCACAGACCCACCCACCGTCAATGCACTTTTTCCATCCAATACCGCGTGGTTTTGTCAATCCATACTTAGCCCATGCTCTTGATTTTGCGGGATGTTCTAATACTCCTCCGCATCGCCTCACAGTATCTAGGGAAAACTTAAACGTACCACCATCATTGCCAGGTTTATTGTGATCGCCGCCCCATCTGGAAAAGTTCACAACGGCCAAAGCTCCCCATAATTGGCATGGAGGATGAGCTACAACCGGATAGTATCCACTGTACGTCAGAGCATTTCTTTTCTCGTCGTAGCAATCGCAACCATCAATGGTCTTGTATATGCTGTCTGCCATAACAAAAAGACAGGCTATTTTCTGCTGCATTTTTTCCTATGCGTAAATATTAGCGATCATCCTAAATGTCAATTCTGGCCGTTCGTCTCTCATGTCATTCAAATACTTGTCGTTTTCGTCCATCACTCACCCCTAAATGTGCTCGATTATTCCAACTGCCAGATAAAATGCGAATATGATTATTGATACTTTCATTTACTCACATTTTCCCACTTCTGGCTTTGTCTTTCTCTCCTTTCCAGTATGTTCTTTTTCCACTCGGCGCAATGTGATTCCGCTTCTTCGTAAGTTTCAAAAACATACCATGCTAACATATCATTTACTTTGCAGGTATATTCCCCATCATTATTTTTTAGCACCGCAACCTCTAAGTCGTCGTTAAAATTGCTGCATGATGCCAGAAGCAGTGATAGTGCTATTGCTGATAGTAGTCGCTTCATTTCACCCCCAAATGTTCACTAATTATTCTAACAATCCGCGCACTATTGCTCAAACCGTCCTCTTTCTGCCGGTCACGCAACCAGCGGAGTAGATCAGGGGGAAGTTGTAGGCTGATTCTTTCGCCTCGTACTTTCCCCCTGCTTTGGTAGTTTGTTGGTTTACGCATTTGTTCCCAGTGAAAATTAATAGTTTTCCTCTATCTCTTTAATTATGTCTTCTATTTCGTTGTAGAATACTTTAAACTCGGCTATGTCGTTAGCGATTTTTATAGAAACGTCTCCGAAATGTAGATAAATACCATTCTCAAAAATATCGCCATCTTTATCATACCTGTTTATGCTGAATGTTATTGCGTTTTCCATTTTATCCACCCCTGTTGAGTTAGTCGAAAAACATCTTATGCCTGCACTATAGCACCTTTTGATGATAGTGCAAGCACTATTTTAGTGGGGATGCATTTTTATTTTGCACAAGATTTATCCGCACAACCCAAAACTGTCTCAAACATAATCGCTCAAAATCAATTTCTAACGTCCTACGTTCACCGCCACGCGATTTCTAGCACCTAGTCAATACGTCTTTGATGCATTGCGTTATTTTTTGCAAATTTAGAGCATTTCCCACGCTTTTAACATTACAGCATCCATCGCCGCATTTGGGTCGGTCGCTGCTTCGCATATCTCGTTTATGATCTGTCGTAATTTCTGAGACTCAACACGGTTTTCGTACGGACACGTAGCCCTTATCCAATCCTTTCCGTAAAGAAAATAAATATTGTCATCTTTGACTGGTCGCCGTGTTCGCTTGCATGGTTCCCCACCGTCACTTTTGTCAATGTGGTAGTATAGGTCTGTGTTCTGTTCCATATCTCACCCAACGTAATGTTTTTGTAGGTCCGTGACAACATCCTCACACAATTCCACGTATCGAGCACACTGCTCTTCCTCGGTTATCCAACAGGTGCCGTTGCTGCTACAGTGCAGCCCTAGTTCTACTTGTTCTCCGTGCCATTGCATGAGCTGGCATTGGCCTTTCCTGTCGTGTTTGCATTTTGTCATGGTTTCTCCTTGCATTTCTTTTCGTGACGTTCTCGCTCTTCTCGGCAATTGCCGTGTTGATAATTGTTACTGGAATAGTGCAGGTAGCCTTCCCATCCGCATACTGTGCAGATGTTTTGAATGTATGATTCCATACCGCTGCCGCCTGTTACCATGATAAATTGCTTCTTTGGTTTTGGTTTCATTTGCTCCCCCTGAATAGTTAGTTGTTGTTTCGTTCTTTTTCTTTCCGTTTGTGATATTTTATGTTCGAGTGCTTTATGAAGTTCATCACATCTTCATTTGCCGTTGTGACATACCCCCAATCAATTTGATTTGATGGATTGCAACCAAACTTCTCGTTAAACTTATTTATTGACCAACCGAAAACACCCTTTCTTCCTCTCCTGTATCCTTTTTCAATTGCATAAGCATTTAAACCACCTATAAAATTTTGCTTATCAGATACAGAATATTCTTTTCTGTCAGTCTTCTTCCTTTTTAATTCCTCAAGTTCTCCTATCTCTGTATCTACGTCACGAATATTTTCTGGTTCAAAACCACATGCAGGACACTTATGAACTCTTGCCGGTTTCATAAACTCACAAGAAACACACGGAGTAGGGAGTGGTTCTTTCCTCTCTTTTTCCTTGCTGCTCTTTTTACTTTTCCCATCGTCAAGTATTGATATGTCTATCTCATCTACAAAACCTAGTCTCTCTGTATTACCTGCATGATCTAAAATTAGGCAGTCATTATTGCCGCCAACACGAAGACCCCTGCCTACCTGTTGAACGTGAACCATTAAACTTTTTGTTGGTCTTGCTAAAATTACACAACTCGTTTCTGGATCGTCAAACCCTTTACCAAGAATATCAACAGAGCAAATCACCATTGCATCACCTTCTACAAATTCGTCAAGTGCCTGTTGCCTTTCGTTCCCCTCACCCTCTGCACGTTGGTAGCTATTGACCTCAACCGATTTTATACCGTTCCTGTTAAACTCTCTTGAAACGTGTCTTGCGTGGGCAATATTGACACAGAAACAAATTGTTTTTCTTCCTGTAGCGTGTTTTTTCCAATGAGTAACTATGTCTCCTGTTATTTTTACAGTATCGGCCCTTTCTGCAAGTTCGCTCTCTACAAAATCCCCGGCAACTGTCCTAAGTCCATCAGTATTTATTGTTCTCGGTCCGTAAACCCTGAAATCTAATAAGTGACCTTTGTTTATCAATTCTCGCATACCTACGGGCCTTATCAATTTCTTAAAGTGTTTACCTAGACCTTTTCTCCACGGGGTCGCTGATAAACCTATTGCATATGTGCAATTAGACAGCATTTTTTTATGTTCAGTGTGCAGAGTGTGTATTTCGTCAATTATAATAAAAGGAAAATCCTCATAAGACCTTCTGCTTAGTGTCTGTATTGATGCTATCTGGACAAGCTCTTCTGGCCTCCATCTTTCATGCTGGCCTTGAATGACACCATGAGGTATCCCATACTGTGAGAATACCATTGATGTTTGATTAATAAGCGTTAGCCGGTCAACAACGAAACAGCACCTAATCCCCCTCGACGCAACTTGTTTTAAAATGTGTGTTGCTATAACTGTTTTTCCTGCACCAGTAGACAACTGTATAACTATTTTTTTATAAGCAGCTATAGCATCACGGGCCATGCTTATTGTCTTTTCTTGATAGTCTCTTAATACAATTTCTTTTCTTATAAGCATGTTCATGCATATCTCCTTCCGCTTCTTAAAACGTGTTCCACTTCACTACTTTTCATAGGCGGATTACATGCTGCTGCATGTTTCCACACTTCATTCTCTATTTCACTCCAACTTAGTCCACGTTTAGTCATTCCGCCGATAATCCTTATACAACTGTGATTCCTTTCCCCTGCACCAGCACCATACTTGCCATTAAACTCTCCTTTTGATTCGTTTACCTTTTGATATTTTGATGCTGACCACTTTTCACGTTTAACAGGCGGGAACTTTTCTAGTGCCTCTTCATAAGACAGTTTGGGAATGTCCATGTTTTCATGCACAACACAGCACTTATAGGGTTCTCTCTTCATGTGATAAAATCCAGCACAACGCATTACCCTTGGAAGATCCTTTACAACAGGATCAGAGTTGAATTTTTGTATAAGTGCTTCCTGCATGATCGGGAAGAAACTAAGTTCAAATTTTTCATCTACCAAAAAATATGCATGGAATCTATCAGGTGATGTTTCTACGACTAGATGCGGTGAGTAGTCCATTACCGGCATCAGTGGTGCAGAATCAAGGTCAACGTATATTGCTCTTACTCTCACAATATCCGTAGCCTTCCGACCTTTTCCATTTGTTTCGTTTATTGTTAAAAAAACACCATATCCTTGTTTGTTTAATCGCATAAGTTCTTCTGGTGGAGCATCGTGTAGAATCTTTGCCGGAAGACCAGTTTTTTTGTCGTCAAACACCTGATATGTTTTTACCCCTGGAAATGCATCAATGAACCTTTGAAAGTGTGTCCTCATTTCTGGTTTTGGGTTTGTCCATTCAATCATCGTAAATCACCTCACCAGTTTCAGGGTCTACCACGCTGTCGCACTCCCGAAAACCACTAAAGCTAAATACACTACCTCTGTACTGTTGTATGAAGTTTGCTACTGCTACTGCTTCTGTATAGCCATAGTCTTCAGGAAAGGCTTTGCCTAAGGCTTCAACAAAGGCTTTCTTAAAAGGTTCTGACATGGTATTAAGTATATCTAATGTATTGGAATATATTATTTTTTTCAGTACACAATGCGGAAGGTCAAGGAATGATTTTCCCCACGCTTTTACCACGTTTGGGGATTCTGGGAGGTTGTATTTGGTGAAGTTTGGAAACCATACAAGAGGTGCCTCATTGGACTCTAAAGCCATACCTAAACGAAAGGCTTCGGCAAAGTCTTTCTTCTCAAGCCCTTTTAACTCAGAAGACAACCCTATAACAGTTGTTCTTATTGCGCCTATAGCAGTTTGAGATGGGTGTGTTAGCATGTAAATAAATGCAAGTTTCCCGCTGTTCGTCATGGACATAAACTTTTCGTCATTCCACATGCACGGGCTTATTTTTTTGTATTTTATAGCCATAACCTCGCCTTAAACGCAAAAAGCTCTGAAGTACCAAGGCGACACAATCGGGTGACTAATCCCGACAAGCAACGGACCTGTGGTACTTCAGAGCTTTTTATTTTTAATTTTATCGTTTTCATGTCTTATCCCGTTGCTTTTTGTAGTCTCGCGGTAGTCACTCCGGTCATTGACTTGATGCTGAATTATACCATGTTTTGTTGGTTTTGCAAATTGTTAAAACTCCGGTGGTCGTGGATCTTTCATCTTCTTGACCAGATCAATATTGCTTCTGGCAACGTCAATTTGCCTCTTTGCGGAATCAATTTGGCTTTGTGATTTAGCTATCAAGAAGTCTTGTGCTTCCTCAAATGTATCGTGCCAGTTGTTATATTCAGATTGCTTTGCTTCGCGTTCTTCTTTTAAAACGCTATCGCCTATTGACCACCTTCTATGGTTTAAATATACAACCTGCTTCGGCGTTTCTTTAACTACCTCAAAACACTCTATTGTGTCGGTCCATCTTGTTCGGTATTTGTATATTTTGCTCATGTTATCTCCTTAATGTTTTACTTCGAGCACCTTACCAAGTCTTATGCAAAGTGTACTAGGCCACAATACCTCACCGTGTTTAGGTGTATAATATTCAGGTGTTGCAAACAACACATCCTTAAACTCTACTCGCATGTATGGTGAATCTTTTTTGTAACCATTCCTAAAGTGGACTTCTTCAAATTCTATTGGCATCTCATCTTTTCCAAATAGTCTTTTAATCCAGTACTGTTTATCTTCTCTAAACTATATGGTTTTTTCACCAGATTCTATAAGGTCAAACCATTTCTTTTTTAATGTTAAGTGCAGTATTCGTTTCATCACTCCCCCTTAAATATCTGACGTGAATTACTCAAAAACCAACATAGCCGCATCTCTTGAGTGCGAAGAGGTTCGGCCTTCCCATCCGGTAATATGTTTGAAAGTCTTTGCATCAAGTTTTGTCTTGTTGTGCATTGGAGCCACAAAGTTAATATCTATTGAATGATATTCTGCAAATTCATCCCAAATCTTACAGTCTCGCTTCACCGACCCGGCCCCCTGAAGCACTTCCCGGCCAGATGCCCCGAACCATTTACGAAGTCTGGCATCTTCAACGAACAAATGAACAGTAGGAAAGTTGCCATTTTCATGGTTTAACACGATCCGCATTGCCTCAATTATACCTACAGTTGTACAGATAGTTAATTTGCAACTGTTTGTATCATATACTGCCACACCAGTCTTTACCCCTGGGTCAATACCTATTTTTGATAATTTCATCACGCCCCCAAAACTCCAAAAGTAGAAACACCGGACAATGCACTCGGATATAACCCATACCGTCTATCCCGCTGCGGAGTGTAGCAAAGAGAAACATCGTCAGGCTCTATCCATAGCCCCTTTATCAACCCACAACGCATATCGCAGCACTCTTTATACCTTGCACACGGTACAGAGTGCACCTTGCACTTGCGCCGATCCCACTCTTTGCTCAGGTTGGTTCTTGGTTTGATTTTTGTGAGCATCACCTGTTCATGCTTCTTCCTGTTACTGTAATCTTTCTTTAATAACTTATCTGAGCCAAAACCCTGCTCTCTCAACCTCCCACTTATTCTGACCCTGCTAACTCCGGTAATCTCGTTTAAATCGTCTATCAGATAATACTTTCCATCGTCACAATAATACGCTGCACAATTACGGTGTGATGCTATCATCATTGCCTTGTATTGCGCTAATATGGTAGTCGGTTTCATCGGCAGTCCTTTATATTGAGGACTGCACCGGAGCACAGTCCTGACAGTTGGTTAGATCAAAACGGTACGCTATCTCCTGTACTGTGCTGGTATTCTCTATCAGACTCTTTCTGCTGAGTACCGTCTGACTTTGGTGAAAGGTTTTGTACCGTTTGGGCTATTATTTCTGTCGTGTATTTATCATTTCCTTCTTTGTCCTGCCACTTCCTGGTACACATGCGGCCAGAAACAAAAGCCAGTTGGCCTTTCGTCATATAGTTTGCGACAAAATCTGCTGTTTTCTCCCAACATACTACGTTTATCCATTCAGTGTTATCGTTACCTCCACGTTTTTCTGATACTGCAAGACTAAAAGTTGTTACTGATTTACCTGATGGTGTTGAACGATTTTCAGGATCGCGGCCAAGTCGGCCTATAAATTGACAGTTGTTTAACATAATTTATTCCTTTTGTTGATATTAAATTTCGTTATCTATTATTTCAAGTATAACATCTAGTGCCTATTCATCCTCAAGAAAAGTCAATATTTCACCGTTCGCAATAGACCTTATTTTTGTTATTACTCCCATATGTTTGAACAAATCTTTTTTTATTCCAGAAACCCGTCCATCTCTTTTATGATTATCCAAACATTTTTGGCAAAACACTCCGGTACTGGACCATCCATTACAACCTGAACATTGACAAACCATAATATCAATCCTTTGGAAAATTAAGTTTAATCTGAGTAGGTCCAGGCCGGATACCCTTTTCTGCCAGTTCCAACCTGTGCGCCCGTTCGTTTATTTTCTGCATCCACTCTCGGCCAACCCTGTACTTACCGAATCGGATGGTTCGTTTTGTGTTTTCTGATGGTTTCATATTGGATTATCCGCCATAAGTTTTTCTATATGATCCTTTGCCTCTTTAAGTCCAAGGCCCAAACTCGCTCGAATCAGTTTAATGGCAGGAATTTTCCCTCTTCCATCCCTTACAATACATAATGCTTCTGCATCAAGACTATTTAATCTTGAATATGGGTTTATTTTGTTTAGAGTCCTGTCTGCCTTGACGATTACAGAAGGGTTGCTTTTCAAAATCTCAATAAGCAGATCACCGAGTCCTTTTTCTTTTTTTCCGTAGTCTACGTATATTTGTATAGCCTGTGCATATATGCTTTTATCCATAATCTACTCCAAAATCTCAGTTTTAACATGCCCACCAATAGCCTCGATAGCCTGTATAACCTCGGCTACGTCTGCCGTCCTGAAGGTTACACGAAACCTATACTGTATTACAGATAATGGTGGTATTTGGCCAAATGTTGCGTTGCTGAATGGATCGTCGGCAATGTCTGGCTCCCACCAGTCGAAGTGAGTCTTAACCATTGGTTTCCTCCGGTATTGTTATTGATTCCTTCAACTGAGTAACATAGCTGTTAATAGTTTTCTGGTCTGCTTTGCTGAGTTTGGCGATCTGTGCTTTTTTTAACTTGTACCAATTACCAAGTTCATCAACAGTCTTGCAATTTTCGTCGGCTTCTTTTTCCAGCAAGTCAACCCAATCAACCTTATCTTCTACCTTACCACTTTCAATCTTGTCTTGAAACTTATCTGGGTCGTCAGAGTCAGTGGCAATATTGAAGAACTTCAGTAAAAAGTACTTCTCAGCATATGTTAATGCCTTACCAACACCCTTTTCACCATTGTCCAATCCTTGACCTAACCACTGGCATTGTATCATCTCTTCCGGCTTCTCAGCGTTTATCCAAGTGAAAGTCATTTCAACTTGAGTGAAGTATTCATGGTCACCTTTCTTTGTGGTGTGATCTGATACCTTGCTGTAGGTGACTGACGGGACCAGCAACAAACCTAGTTCATCCATTTTACCCTTGAGTGTACCTAGTGTTTGGCTGCTGGATACAAACTTAAATTGATAACCTGAATTATCTTTCTTTAAGTATGGTACTTCTTTCCTTACTTCTATCAGTTTCTCGTAAATGTTCATCACAATTCCCCCTGTTTAATCCTGAATTTCTTCAAGTACAGAATAAAGTTCGTCAGCCGTATCTTTTTTTGACGTGCCATTGATTAGGTCTATTGCTGCACTTATGAATTTAGTAGCATAGTATAGAGATTCCGATTCGTCCAAAAAACCAGACTCATAATCAATATTGCTGGCTTTAATTCTAACCTCTTTGTTGTTGCTGTATTTAAATACTGTTATTTCCATTATTTGCTCCCCCTCTTTTTTGTGTTCCAGTACGGACTTTTTAAATACCTTCTTTTTCCATCTTTACCAATTTTAAATAATGGCATTACTGGATTTATTGGGTCTATCCTGCCATTGTCCAATAACCTATGGTGTGTCCTGCACAAAGAAAGCTTATTTTCTTCAGAATTATTAGTAAAATCACCGTCAACATGCACAACATCTATCATACCAGCGCAACATCCTATCTTCTCCCATGCACAAACACTATGGTCTGTAGTAGTCCTAGCCCTGTATCTGCAAGTCCTACAGTGATTGCTTTCTTTCCTCCACTTTCCTTTAGTAGATTTCCTTTCTGCTGATAGAAGAATTTCTTTCCCTTCTTTAGTTTTTGCCCAGTGACCTTTAATAAAACGTTTAGACCTTCCTCTAGAGTCTATTGTGCAAATCTCTACACCACAACCACAGGCGCAAGGTGCATATTTTTTCACTTTTTAACCTCTTTTGGTTCTTCCCATGTGTCGTAGTTTTGGCACCCGCAATACGCACACTTAGCGGGTTTTTTAACTCTTGGCCACCATGACCGCTTACATTTTCTACAATATACTTTCTTCAAAACTTCCTCTTCCATAACGTCCTCCGATTAAGTTAAAATGACGGTGCTGGGAGCCACAACTTTAAACCCAGAGGAATACTCACCGTCATTAATTAAGATACTACTTCATGTAGTCGGTGGTTGCAAGCAAAAAATATATACCCTGAATTATTTTTCAACCAACGAATCCGGTTCGCCGGCCAGCATCACTTTAACATGTCCAGGTAACTCGATCTGGTACGAATCAAAAGCCATGTGGCAAGAGACACAAGCCCTGACCAAGTTGTTTGGTGCGTCGTGGCCGCCCTGTGATCGTCGCTTTACGTGAGCTGGTGTAGCGTTGTCCGGTGTACCACAAAATAGACAAAAACCGTCTCTGTTGTAAACGTACTCGCATAGCTGCCGATATTTGCGTGGTGACAGTTTTCTTCTGGGTGATTTGCGTATCGTCATAATTTACCCGCCTGGTCGCATTTTCGGTTCCACTCCGAAATAGCCTCTTTCTTGGTATCACCATATGCTGATATTTTCCAACAATAGTCGCAATACACCTCTATTGACACTGGTTCTCGATCATCAATATAATCGTACTCATAACAGATATCAGGCTCGCTTCCGCAGAATGTGCATTTTGATATTTTGCCGTGTTTCATTTTATGATTTCCTTTAACATGATTGCGACATCATATTTTGACATCTCTTCTGTAAAGTGAATTTCTTCGTATTCACCACCATCTTTGACAATGGACACAACCAAATCGTGCGTGTTATTTGTACTGCGTAAGATAGTTGCATTATGCTCATCTAAAAGTAATGCCAGTTTTTGCAAAAATATTTCCATAACGATTGTTCACCCATTAAGTAAAGATAAGTTTAGCCATTTTGTAAGCAGTAGACGGTTTAAGGTATCCGTCAGTCTCGTCAATATCCTTTCCACCACCATCAAAGTAACGAAACGGATACCACATCTCATTTTCGAGAAGAATAGCACCACCGTCTTCATCAGTGAACACTACCTGCTTTTGTTGAATTTCAAATTGTGCATCGTCCATTTTGTCTCCTTGTGTTGATAGTCGGTTAGTATCTTGCAATGTGCCTATCATTACATTTCTTGCATACGGTTCCGAAAACATCAGATGAAAAATCAACTTTACCTTCGTAAAAAGGTAGGCAATAGTTTGTTGGTGAAATTTCTCCACAAACGCTACACTGCCATATTTCGCCATGTAGTGTCTGGGCAGCGTGGTTACACAACTTTTCCCTGCAAATTGAGCACTCCATTTCTGCTCCTTTTTACAAAAACCTGATGGTTGACTTTACTCTCATCTACGCCAAAAACTCATCCCTGTTTCTATCCCACCAATCAGCCGCCTCTTCATCCCTTTTCGTCCACTCGAAATCCCCGGTGATTGACATTACATTTCCGTCGCTTATGCCGTTTTTGTAGACTAGGCGGATTAGGTTATCAAACTCATCGAGGTTAAAAGTTATTTCTGTTTCTGTTTTCTTCATACTGCCCCCTTGTTGTTTTAGAAATCACCTAGATATGTTTCTCGCTCGTCTGCCTCTTTTATGGCCGCGTCAATAGAACTTGCGTTGAAAAAATAGTCTCCATTCTCTCCATCAAATTCATCATGCATACAGTCGTAATCCCATCTTCTGTCTGGGATAGGTTTAGGATTGTAGTCAAAAGACCATTTCCCGTATTTGATATGGTTAGGTGATAACTTGATTTTTTTCATACTGCCCCCTGTTGTTTTTAATTTATCTACCAACATCAAATACATCACCACAAGTCGCACAGTGTCTTATATATACTGTAACTGTTTTTTCACCATCTTCACAATCAATCACTAAATCTTTATATCTTGTTGTCGTAAGATCCAAACAGTCACAACGGATAATAGTATCACAACGTTCACACCATTCGTTTTTTAGTTCACCGTGTATTTTGCATGTATACATACCACCCCCTGTTGTTAGACTAATCGACTCAATGCGTCCCGTGCCTCTTGAAGTGCATCCCATGCTTCCTCACAATCTTCCTTTAACTGCTCAAGGGTAGCGATAGCATTGTCCAAACTATCACGTTCTACACCTATCCTTATCTGATGGAAGGATATTGTTCTGTCTATTGCTGCGTGTTCTTTCTTTGTCATACTGCCCCCTGTTGTTTAAAATTTTCAAATTGACTGTCAACGCTAGGCCATTCCAACCTGATACCGCAAATTTCACCAAACCGCATATCAACCACCCTGTAAACTTCCTGCATCTCTACAGTGGTCAACTTTGCGGTAGAGTCTTTCCTATACATTGCTTCGCCTACAGTGCGAAAAATAGCCTTTATCATCTCCCCTGTTACCGGCAAAACAAACCCGTTTTTAAAACTTCCAACTAATTCTTTTTGAGTGAAACCGCTATCGGTCATCTTGCTTGCCAGATCGCTACAATATTTATGGAGTGAGGCGTTTTGCGATAGCGTCCTGACCTTGGATTTGTCTTTTGTGCTGATTACAACTATGGTCAATTTCTCCCCGGCATCAAACCGATTCTCAAGGTCGCAGAAGCAAGCGGATACATCGGCCTTGGTGTTGAGTGTGTATTCAGACTTCATGCCTTATGGTCACGGTTATAGTTACGTTGAGTAAAGTATCCACGGATTTTAGCACATGCAATGTCTGCTGAGTTTACCACCCTATTCCATTTTGGCCTTTCCTTTGCAACCGTCTTAACTCCGCTCAATTCATCAAGACGTGCTTGGATAGCATACAAACCTTTGTACAACTGCAACCGTTCATTTGCTTGGCCTATTGTAAGCCGTTCACTGTAGGCATAGTCTCTAATTGCTCTACGTGTTATCTCTAATCTTTCAAGCAACTGCTCTTCTGTCAATCCTTCAAAATCATCAGTCATAGTTTCACTATCTCCAATTGTTATTGCTTGCATGGTTTCAGTTAGCATATTGCAGGGTGCCTGACAATTAAATTTCCTCGTGACAGTTTTCACAAGCGAGTTTCCAATCTTTTTTTATCCAAAACTCATTGTCAGATACTTCTTTTTCTGCCCTGACTTTTGTGTTGAAAAACGTCGCGCCTTGTCCGTCTGGCCCAGGGTAAAAACTTTTGCAAACATCACATTGAATTACATATGCAGTCACTTTATGTATTCCCATAATTCACACCTAAGTTATTGAGGATCATCAGGCCATGGTATCCAATGTGTTGATATTTCCGTTGGATAATCATCAATCTGCAACCAATCTGAGTCTTCGTGCCATGTAAACTCTTGCTTCTTTTCATTCCAGCGCAAAGGAATAATCTGAGCAACCATCCCAGGTCCACCGGCAACAATACAAAGTTGCTGGTCCTTTGGTTTGATATCTGGGAACTTGTTCCACCAATCATTTTTCGCGGACCACTCGGCCTTGATTTGTGATATCAATCTCTTCTTGTTCCACTTCATCATTTCATTTTCCCACTCAGGCCCAAAGGCTCCAGTGGTTTTATAATCATACAAAACCCTGTGGTTCCAAAGTTCAATTGCTTCGTCTAAACCCATTGCTACTGGACCCTCTGACCTACAAGTCTTACAATAAATCCAATGCAAGTTTCCAACTTCTCCCCGAGAGTGGCGGAGCACTTGTCCTCCACAATAAGCGCACGGTTTTAAATTATTCATATTAGCCCTATGTTTTACTGCATTTTCAGTATATCTTTCGCCACATACTACTCTCAAATATTCCTTTTCCTAAACAATCCAAGACCAACTAAACCAGCACCAAAAAGTAATAGTGTCTTTGGTTCAGGTACGGGACTTGTATTGCCTCCATTTGTGTCATCACTTCCAATATCATCACCTGATACAATATTGCTTGAAATATTACCGTATGCCCTGCTGTGATAAATACCTGGCCCACCTGAGTACCAACCACTACCACCACCATAAAATGATTCAGGGAGCGTTACAGGATACAAATTTGAGTAGTTTGGTACATTGATGATGATTGGTGTTTCGACTATGCCTGGAATAGTTTCAATTGTGCTGATTCCATTACAGCAAAACATACGCACAGTGATATTACCATCAGTAATGTATCTATCCCCGGCAGGTAGTTTTATTTGCTTTGAAGATGGCAGGATTGATGAACCTGACCTGTGGGTAACTGTGGCAAGCGTTTCTTCCTGCAATTGGCCTTCTCTTGCCTTGTTCCACTGGAAACCCTGATATTCTCTTACTAGAACAGGATCGCCCATGACCGTATTACGAAATGACGATATGCTGTCTACGGAGCGTTTAGGACACAAGCCTAGCCATTTGCCGTCAACTTCGCTTGATGCGTCACTGACAGTGGTTATATCTATTTTTTGTTGTTCCTGCGTGGATACTACTGAGATGGTAGGATGGTCATATGTAACCACCCTTGGCGCTGACATTGAATTGATTGCTACGATTCCGGCGATACCGGATAGTGCGAGTGCTGCGAGTAGTGTTTTTTTCATAAATTCCCCCTATGTGATGAGGGAATAATAACACCAGTTTTACTATTGTGCAAGCACTTTATTCATTATTATCTAT